AGATGGACTACGTTATTCGTGAGATTGCTAAGAGCATGAACCTTGATCCAGACAAAGTGACTAACTCTATGCAGGACGCTGCTATACAGGCAGAGATACTCAAAGCCTTCCAAGCGCCTCCACAGCCACCTATGGCTCCTGAAGGTGTCCCTGGTCCTGAAGGTGGTGCTCCTGCTCCACAAGGCGCTCCTGCTGGCGCTCAGGTACAAGACCCTACGGGTGCAGGTGGCGGTACTCTAGGCACAGGCGTTGCCCCTACTCCTGGCGAACAAGGATTCAGCGGTAATGTCGCTTAAGAGCTTTGTAAACAATAAAGTAGAATGGGATGCATTTAACACAGAGTTAGATGAGTGCATCTCACAGCAACACAAAAGTATTGAGAATATATCAGATCCTATAGAGTTGTATCGCTCTCAAGGTAGGATTGCAGCGTATCGTAACTTAAAGTACTTGAGGGATAAAGTTAATGGTTGACATAAATGATCAAACAGAAAAAGCTTTTAGTTTAGATGCTTTCCTTGGTCTTGACAAGCCAGTTAATAAAGTAGGTGGAGTGTCCACAAAAAGTGCTCCAAAACCTGTCAATGCACCTGTTGGCAAGCAGTCTTTCAAACTAACAAAGGAGGATAAAAGCCTACTACTTGACTTTGTTCCTGTTGTTGGTGACATTAAGGGTGCTTACGAGACAGTAGATATGATCTCTAGTGAGCTTGAAAAAGAAAACCCTAACTACTTCTTGATTGGTATTCTAGGAGGTGTTGGCGCTGTAGCTACTATTATTGGACTAGTTCCAGGCGCAGGTGATGTTGCTCAAAAAGCACTAATGGCAGGGGCAAGAAGTGTTGCTAGTGGCGCTAAAGCTGCTGGGCGTGGTGTTGTTGATTTAGCACAACGTGTAGAGGTTGACCCTAACGCTATGGGCAGTATGGGTGGCAATATAATGCTTTCTGTATTTCCTCCCGCTGAAAATGCTGCTCGTACACAGATAGCTGGTACTCTTCCTACGTATAAGAAAGCAGATACCCTACTAAAGAATCTATCAGGTGAAGGTAAAACCCTAGACTTTGGTGCAGGTTTAGGTCTATCAAAGAAAGAGCTTAACTTTGATACATATGAGCCTTTTCCTAAAGGTGACTTTACACCTGACTTTAATAATCCTGCCGATATACCCTCAAACTCGTATAAGAAAGTCACTAATCTAAATGTACTAAACGTAGTACCCCGTAAAGTTAGAGATACTATCGTACAAGATATTGGACGTGTGCTTGAGCCTAATGGTAGAGCCGTTATAACTACACGTGGCAGGGATGTGATGGACGCCAAGGGTACAGTTGGCCCAGAACCTATGTCTATTATAACCTCTAGGGATACTTACCAAAAAGGTTTTACTCAACCTGAACTTAACTCCTACATAACAGAAACGCTGGGCAAAGGATTTAAAGTAACTAATAATAAGCTTGGTGCGGCTGGCGTTACAGTACATAAGCTACCTACAAAAAACTTTAACGAAGGCGGTATAGTAATGAATGATAAACCTAAGTACCCTGACGCTGCAGTTGTTGATAAAGACAACCAAGAGATAGGATTTAGCCTTGGAGGTAATCTCTTCTTAAATGAACAGGGAGAGAATAGCCTTAGAAAAAGCTCTCTTGATATACCAGAAGGAGAAAAGGTTTCTACAAAAGAAGGCTCTATGTTTACGAGGTTCAGTTTAGGTAGTGACTTAGATAATTTTATAATTGATATGAGTAACAAGATAGGCGATAAAATAGATGTAGACTTAGGATCTGCTGCCTTACGCTATAAAATAGGGGATAACTCTAATATATACATTGAAAACATAGGTTCTGATGCACCAAGCATAGGCTATAGGTTTTCTAAGAGATTTAACGAGGGTGGTTTAAATATGAGTGAAGAAGATCAGATGCAAGATATGCTTGTAAGTAATCCTGAACAGGGTATGGCTGAAACAGTAGACCCAGTGTCAGGCAATGATGTACCACCAGGCTCTCTCCCTGCAGAGGTACGTGATGATGTACCTGCACAGCTAAGCGAAGGTGAGTACGTTGTACCTGCTGACGTAGTGCGTTACTTTGGTGTTAAGGCATTTGAAGATATGCGTATGCAAGCTAAGCAAGGTATGGCTGATATGGACGCAGAAGGACGTATTGGCGGTGACCCTATGCAAGAAGAAGCGTTACCCTTTTCTGATGAAGAACTTATGACTGTAGATACACCTGAAGATGACACTATGGCTATGATGAATGAGGGTGGTGTAGTGTATGCTGCTAATGGTGTAGATATACCTCCTGGCGTTATAGTTGATAACCCCTATGGCGGCGGTTATGGATTAGACCCTAATGACCCTACCCAAGTTGTTTCTGGTATACAAGGTGGATTAACTGGTACTGGTTATGAGTATAAAACCTATTATAATGCTGCAGGTCTTACAGTTGTTATACCTTTCTTTGATGGTGTAGCACAGGCAATGATACCAGAGGGCTATGCATCTGAAGCACCTAAAGCAGAGGTAGCACCAAGTTCAGGATCAGGCGGTAATGATGCTTCTGATGGCTTTGCACGGGCTGCTAAAGATAGAAATACGCCAGACCCTGTAGACTATACTAAGTCTAAGGACCCTGCTGAACTACAAAAAGCTATTGGTAGTTATTATAGTAGAGGTAATAAATTAGCAAAAAACTTAGGTTTTGCTATAAACCCTCTTGCTGGTCTAGGCATATATATGGTGGAAAAAAATAACCTTAAGAACATACAGTCTAGTGTTAATGCTTTACCAGATGGGGAAGAAAAGACTAATTTAGAACTGTTATTAGATAAGGACAAAGGAAAAGAGTTAAGAGCAGAAACTTATGAAACAGGAGGGGGCTTTAAATCCTTCTTGGCTGATATATTTGGTGTTGGCAAGGATGAAGTGTCTGATGCTGAACCTTCAGATAACACACCTACGTATAAGTATAACACTAAATACAATACCTTATCTTCAGATGGCGCTAAAATAGGTGGTATTAGCTTAGGATCTGAGCGTGACGCATATGAACGTGCTGTAGAATCAGGTGATGATAATGCAGTTTTTCACTATGAAGCTATTGATTCCCATCGTCAAAGGCAGAACGAGTATGCTGCATCTAATGAAGGTAAAGATCCAAAAGATTGGACGGGTGGTTCAGGTATGTCTGAGTCATCTAAAGAACAAGCTCAAAAATATGGTGGTAGTGTCGCTCAGGCACGTCAAGGGGGATCGCAAAGGACAGGTGGGGCTTTTAGTTCATTTGAAACTTCAGCCCAGCAAACACAAAGAGAGGATGAAGAGGATAATGGCGTACCTAAGAATAAAGGCGGTCTAGTACAACGCCCTAAGAAAAAGAAGAAAAACAAATAAACGAGGACACCCAGTAATGATGCTGGCCCCTAATAATAATAATAAGGAAACAAACTATGGCTGAAGCCCAAGCACAAGAAACTACGTATATCAAGAACAACCGTAATGCAGAACGTATTGCAAGAGAAGAGGCAGAGCTTAAAGAGCTTATGAGGAATCATGTCGGAGCAGAACAAGAAGAATCCGATAGCGAGGGAACTCAGGAAGCCCAAGTTCAGGATGAGAGTAATCCCGAACAAGAAGCTACCCAAGAGGCATCTGAAGCACAAGAAGCAGATGACGCAAGCCTGACGGGTGAAGAGCGCAGCTATAAGAAACGTTACGCAGATATACAAAAGCACTTGGCTAAAAAAGAGTCAGAGTTTAAAGACCGCATAGGAAGCCTTGAAGGTCAGCTACAGAAGGCTGCTAAAAATGAGCTTGTACTACCTAAGACAGATCAGGACATTGAAGCTTGGTCAAAGAAATACCCTGACGTAGCATCCATTGTTGAGGCTATCGCAGACAAGAAAGCGCAAGAGCGCTCAAGTGACTTAGACAACCGTATGCAGGAGCTAGAAGAGCTACGTGTTACGGCTAAGAAAGAAAAAGCAGAAGCAGAGCTAATGAGCTTTCACCCTGACTTTAAAACTATTCGTAGTGATGACGCATTCCACAACTGGGCAGGTGAACAGCCTAAGTGGGTACAAGATGCTTTGTATGAGAACCTAGATGACGCTAAGTCAGTTTCTCGTGTGATTGACTTATACAAGTCAGATAACAATATCACTACTAAGAAAGGTAACACTAGCGATAAGGCAGCAGCAAGCTCTGTCAAAGCTAGAACAAGGAATACTCCTGAGACTGACGATACTGCAGCACAGTGGCGAGAATCTCAAGTGAGTAAAATGTCTGTTCGTGAATATGAAAAGCATTCAGATGCTATCATGGAATCAATTCGCAGCGGAAAATTTGTCTATGATATGAAATAACTATTGACAAACAGATAATTGTAGATATAACTATCTTTACACAAGCCGAAAAGAACTACCCATTTGACTATAGGACCACACTAATAGGGGTTGCGCTACCTCTACAAGTATGATACCCTAAAAAGAACGGCCCTCTTCATTCGGATATGAATGTGTAACTATATTAACCAGCCATTCATCATCTAAAGGAGAATATAACATGGCTTTTACATCAACAGCAGGGTACGGGAACTTACCAAATGGTAACTTCAGCCCTATCATCTACAGCAAACAGGTACAGCTTGCGTTTCGCAAGAGCGCTGTAGCTAATGCTATTACTAACAATGATTATTTTGGTGAGATCGCAAACCAAGGCGATACCGTTAAAATTATGAAGGAACCAGAGGTTTCTGTTAAGCAGTACACTCGTGGTGCTCAGATCACAGCACAAGATCTTGACGATGAAGATTTTCAGCTTGTGGTAGACAAAAGCAACTACTTTGCTTTCAAGATTGACGATATCGAAGAGGCACACAGCCACATAGATTTCATGCAACTTGCAACGGATCGTGCAGCATACCGTTTAGCTGATCAAATGGACCAAGAATGCCTTGGCTATTTGTCTGGTTACAAGCAGTCTGCTTTACATGCTGATGCAGATGCAGTCAATGACGTAACAAACGGCACACTCGCTGTAGATACTGCTGGTACTGACGAATTGTTGACAACTATGAAGCTACGCAAGGATTCATTTGGTAACATAACAACAAGTTCAGCAGGGGATCACTCTATTCCTTTGACACCTCGTTTTGGTGGCGCTACTGCTGCAAGCACATCTGTTGCATCACCTTTGCAGGTTATTGCACGTATGGGTCGCTTGCTTGACCAACAGAATGTAGACTCTCGTGGTCGCTGGCTGGTCTTGGACGCTGTATTTATGGAACTCTTGAAAGACGAAGATTCACGAGTATTAAATGCAGATCAGGGTGGCTCAGGTCTCCAGAATGGTCTTGTATTGAACAACCTACACGGCTTCCGTATCTATCAGTCAAATAACCTACCTTCAGTGGGTACAGGCTCAGGTACGTCAGGTTCAGCTAACCAGGACACTAACTACGGTGTGATTGTTGCTGGCCATGATTCAGCAGTTGCTTCTGCAGAGCAGATCAACAAAGTTGAGTCATATCGTGACCCAGACTCATTTTCCGACATTGTTCGTGGAATGCATCTATACGGCAGGAAGATTCTTCGTCCAGAAGCAATCGTAACTGCTAAATATAACGCAGCGTAAGGGAGGATAAACTTATGGCTACTTTAACTACATTTTTAGCACCCACTCGTGGAGCAGGTAATCCTTCACGGAAGCCTTACATGATTGAAAACACTCTTGACCTCACTGCAAGTGCGGTTGATTGTTCAGCTGGTGACATTATTCAGGCTCTTACTATTCCTGGTAATACTGTCATTCTATGGGCAGGTATTCAAGTAATGGAATCTGCTACTATGAACACAGGTTCTAACGCTACTGCTATTCTTGGTACAGCGGTTGACCCTAACGAGTACGTAGCTGCGTTTGATATTGATGGTGCTGCAGATCTTGCATATGCACCAACAGTAGCTCAAGCAGGTGTCCTTGTCAATGCTGTTGCAGATACAATGGACGTAACCTTTGCGGGTGACGGTGCAACCTTCAGCGCAGGTAAACTACGTGTTTACTGTATGTTGATGGATGTCTCTGAAGTCGGAGACCATACTGCTCAAACAGTAGATCGTGATACACTGGCTTAATTGCTAAACTAAGGGGGGCTGGGTAACTAGCCCCTCTAACTTTGCTCAAAGGAAGTTCTTTCATGGCTACATACATCACTCTAGTAAATCAATTACTCAGACGCATAAATGAGACAGAGCTAGACGCAGCTGGGTCAGGTTTTGGAGATGTACGTAACTTACAAGCACTTGCCAAAGATTCTATTAATTCAAGCATAAGAGAAATATTACAAATATCACAGGAGTGGCCCTTCACTCTTACTACTAATACACAAACATTAGTTGTTGGTACGGGTGTGTATGACTTTCCTGCAGACTTATCAAAGGTAGATTGGGATACTTTCTACATTAAAAAGAACGAAACACAACAGAACGAACCTCGTAAGCTTCCTGTAATTACATTTGCAGACTACCTACGTAGCTTTAGACCTATAGAAGATATTGGCGGCGCTACGTCTAGGTCTGTACCTCTGCGTATTTACCAGACACAAGATTCTAAGTTTGGTGTTACACCCATTCCAGATGCTGCCTATGATATTGAGTATCGCTACTATTCTTTTCCCGCTGACCTAACAGCATTTAATGATGTGTCTGTTATACCTCAAAGGTTTAACACAGTTGTTATTGATGGGGCTATGATGTATCTTATGCGTTTCCGTTCCAATGATCAGAGTGGGCAGATCCATGAGAAGAAGTTTATGGATGGCATTGATAACATGCGGCGTCTACTACTAGATACACCTTTGTATATAACTTCTACTGTAACAGGTAGGCATTTCAACTCTGTAACTGGTGCTCAATAATGGCAGAACAACTATCCACGTTTGCTACGCCTTGTAGTGGTGGACTTTACAACAACCTAGACCCTCTTACTCACGGCGGTCAGTTTGCTGGATCAGCGTATAGATTAATAAACTATGAACCCTCCCTTCAAGGTGGGTATAGACGTATTAGCGGTTACTCAAGATCTTATGGCGAACTTACAGGAGACTCAACTAACAGCGTCCCTGTTTTAGGTGTCCATGTTTCCGCTGATGTACAGCAAGGTATATTTGGTGCAAGAAAACCTGCTAGTGGAAATAACTACCTGCATTGGTATAACCATTACTACACGGTTGTTGTAACCAGTGGAGAGGGTACGGACCTTACAGTAGGTGAAAAAGTTACGGGTGTTGTAAGCGCTGCTAATTCCGCAGGTGTAGCGGCTACAGGTACAGTAGTATCTACTTCATCTAACAGCGTTGTTATTAACTTCGGAAGACTGCCCAGCACAATATTTGTTACAGGTAACATTATTACAGGTGGTACATCTGAAGAGGCCACTACAGTTACGGCAACTCCTACAGTTATAGGCTGGACTGCTGTAGACTCTAGCTTAGTTGCTAACGATAGGAACGGCGTATGTGCCGCACAAACAACTAGTGGCGCTGCTAACTTAGTTATTAATGGTGCGTTACACTCAAGCAACACAATTAACTTTACTACTGCTGCATCCTTACAACCTAGAAAGGTTACTATCTTTTCTGCTGGTGGTGACGTATCTGGTGTATCCTTTACTATTACAGGCACAGACTACTTAGGTCAAGCTCTTGTTGAAATAGTAACAGGTCCAGCTGCGGATGCTACAGTAACAAGCACAAAATTCTTTAATACTATTACACAGATAGCTGCAGGTGGTGCTGTTACAGGTAATATTGAGGTAGGCTCTGGTGCAGGTCAGTATAGACCTGTTGCTCCTACTATGACAGGCGTAACACAAGTGCGCTTTGAAGACTTTAACTGGGGTTCTCCTAAGTTCGCATTGGTTGATGGTATTAATCCCGCAGCTACTTACGATGGTAGCAACTTCATACAGATTACAGATAGTAATGCCCCTACTTCGCCCTCTCTATCAGCCGCTTTCAACAATCACTTATTCTTAGCTGGCGATTCTTCAGCCCCTTATCACATACACTTTAGCTCACCTGTAGCTGAAGCAGACTTTACCCCTGCTAATGGTGGAGGAGTAATTAATGTAGGTTTTAAGATAACTCAAATTAAAGCCTTTCGTGATCAGCTATATATTTTTGGTGCTAATAATATTAAACGACTAGTGGGTGATAACCAAGCTAACTTTGTGCTACAGAATGTAACAAGTAACTTAGGCTGTATAGCACCTGACAGCGTAGTAGAGTTTAACGGAGAGATTATCTTTCTAGCGCCTGATGGTGTACGCCCTGTATCTGCTACAGATCGTATCGGGGATATTGAACTTTCAACCTTATCCAAACCCATTCAAGCTATCTTTGAGGACTACACTACAAATGAAGACCTGTCTACAATCAAGACAGTGGTACTCAAAAAGAAGTCTCAGTTCCGCATGTTCTTTCAAGACCAGGATTCATTAGGTCTTATAGGAGGTATTAGGCGTAGTGCTCAAGCTGGGCAAGGCTTTGAGTTTTCTCAGATTGTTGGTATAGAAGTTAATCAAGTTGCAAGTGGTTATATAGATAAAGAAGAGTTTGTTATCCACGGAGATTCCTCTGGTTTTGTATCACGCCAAGAAGTAGGAACTGATTTTAATGGCGCTGATATATTTAGCTTCTTTCAGTCTCCTTTTATCTATATGGAAGATCCAGAGGTACGTAAAACTATCTACAGTATTAATACTTACATGCGGTCAGAGGGTTTAGTTAATATAGCAATGGGCGTTGAGTACGACTATGGTGATACATCTTTAACTCTAGCCTCAGACTACGCCATAACCACACAAGGCGCTGCAGCTTTCTATGATAAAGCTAAGTTTGATTCAGAAGAGATATATGATGGCAACCCTTCTCCTATCAAGTCAACAAGCGTATCAGGTTCAGGTAAATCAGTGTCAATCAAATATGTAACAAATGGAACAGACCCTAGCCACACTATTCAGGCTTTTTCTGTTACTTACGGACTAGGGGACAGGAGATAAAATATGGCAGGTTATTCAAGGCAGTCTACTTCAGACATCGTACCCACAGCTGTTGTTAAGGCTGCACCTATTAATGCAGAGTACAATAAACTAAGAGATGCTTTTACTTTTAGTGATTCTGCAACTACAGGTCACAGGCATGATGGAGATAGTGATGAAGGTTCACATGTACCTTTAATTGCAGATCCAGACGGTTTAAATAAAATAGTCGTTGATACTGGTAATAATAGACATGGTGTCTTTGTTGAAGTAGGCGGCTCTGCAGTAGAGCAGATACGTATTTCAGATGGTCTTATAGCCCCTGTCACTGATAGTGATGTTGATCTAGGTGGATCAACTTTAGAGTTTAAAGACTTATACCTAGATGGCACTGCTCATATTGACACGCTAGACGTTGATGCAAACGCTGGTATTATTGGTGCGCTTACCGTAACGGGTGTCACCGCCCTCAACGGCGGCTTGACTATGGACAGCAACAAGTTTACCGTTGCAAACACCAGTGGTAATACAGCCATTGCAGGTACGCTTGCAGTAACTGGCGCTACAACCTTAGCTGCTACTTCATTTGGTGATGCTAACATTACTAACGTGGGTAATATTGCTCTTGATAGTATTACGGCTGATGGTTCAACTATTACAATTACTGGAAATACTACCTTCGCTGATGGTGCTTTTGACTTTAACATTGCTTCACACGATACTTCAAATGGTTTAAAACTAGGTGGCACATTAGTTACATCAACCGCTGCAGAACTTAACATCTTAGATGGTGTCACATCCACTACAGCAGAACTAAACATACTTGACGGTGTAACATCTACAGCTACCGAACTTAACTTGCTTGACGGTGTTACTGCTACAACTGCAGAGTTAAATTATCTTGATGTAACTACACTTGGTACATCTGAAGCATCTAAAGTTGTTACAGTAAATGCTAGTGGTGACTTGATTGTACCCGACAGTGATAAGTTTAACTTTGGTGCTGGCAGTGACATGGCACTGTACCATGATGGAACTAACTCTTATATCACCAATAAAACAGGTGCGTTAAAGGTTGCTACAGAAACATCTGGCATTGCAATAACCATTGGTCACACTACATCAGAAGTAACAGTAGCAGATAACCTTACAATTACAGGTAACTTAACTGTTGGCGGTACACAGACGGTAGTTGATACTGTAACTATGAATGCAGCTAATGCTATTGTGTTTGAAGGTGCTACTGCTGACGCTCATGAAACTACACTGACAATCGTTGATCCAACGGCAGATCGTACAATAAACCTACCCAACCAAAGTGGTACTGTTCCAGTACTGGCTGCAGCAAGTAACACAGCTATTACCGCTACACCTGCTGAGCTAAACATAATGGATGGCGGCACTAGTGCAACCTCTACTACATTAGCTGATGCTGATCGTGTCGTAGTTAATGACGCAGGCACGATGAAGCAGGTCGCTATGAGCGACATCAACGGTTACATGCAGAATAACTTGAACACGCAAGCAAATCTAACTACAGTTGGTGCGCTTAATGCTGGTTCTATCACGTCAGGCTTTGGTACTATTAACATAGGGTCTTCCGCCTTCACAACTACAGGTGCGGTAAACTTTGGTTCTCTGAATGACGGTACTATTGGAATTACAGCGTTTGTCGATGAAGATAATATGTCATCTAATAGTGCTACTCTTGTACCTACGCAGCAGAGTGTTAAAGCTTATGTGGATGGCATTTCCGCAACAGCTAATAACGTATCAGGTCTTACCGCTACAGGTGCAGAACTTAACATACTAGACGATGCTACGGTTACTACAGCAGAGCTTAACATTCTTGACGGCAGTGAAACTACACAAGCTACAGTCACTCTGGTCGGCACAGACGGTGTTGTAATCTCAGATGCTGATGTAATGAAGCAGGCACTTGTATCCGACTTTGATACATTTATGGCAAGTACAACTAAAACTCTTACCAACAAGACCTTGACAAGCCCTACACTTAACGGTACAATTCTTGTTAGTGATGGTTCAAACGACTTGAACATTGCTTCGCATGATGGTAGTAATGGTCTAAAGCTTGGTGGTACACTAGTTACCTCAACAGCTGCTGAGTTAAACTACAATGATACAGGTGCTGCAGTAGGTACTGTTGTAGCCAGTAAGACTGTAACAGTAGATGCAAACAAAGATGCTTCAAGCTTTCGTAACATTACAATGGCAGGAGACTTATCTATTGGTGGTGACGTTATTACCGTCTCTAATGCTGATCTTGACTTAGCCCCACATGGAACAGGTACAGTTGTTGTAAGAGGTAATACTAACTCAGCTGCAATAGTCTTTAACTGTGAAAGTAATAGCCACGGACAAAAAGTGTTTGGACAGCCACACTCTGCAGGTGTTACAAACACTTTAATGTTACCAGCAGGTGCTAACTCAACACTATTATCTCGTGTTTCTGTAGATACGCTTACTAATAAAACTCTAACATCACCTAAAATTAATGAGGATGTAGCAGTAACATCTACTGCAACGGAACTAAACATTTTAGATGGGGTCACTAGTACTACTGCTGAGCTAAATATCTTAGACGGTGTTACTTCTACAGCTGCTGAGCTAAATATCTTAGACGGTGTTACTTCTACAGCTGCTGAGCTAAATATCTTAGATGGTGTAACTTCTACAGCCGCAGAGATAAACTTAATTGACGGCGACACAGCAAGAGGTACAACTGCTGTAGCATCAGGCGATGGCATACTAATCAATGACGCTGGCACAATGCGAATGACCAATGTTGATACAGTTTCAACATACTTTGCAGGTCACAGTGTTGGTGGTGCTAATGTAGTAACCACAGGTGCTTTGAATAGCGGATCAATTACTTCTGGCTTTGGTACAATTAATATTGGCTCCTCTGCCTTCACAACTACAGGTGCGGTAAACTTTGGTAGTTTAGCAGATGGTACAATTACCGTAACTGCATTTGCAGATGAAGACGATATGTCAAGTGACTCAGCTACGTTAGTGCCAACACAACAGTCGGTAAAAAAGTATGTAGACGATTCCGTTGCAACTGCAGCAAGTAAAGGCTTTGCTATTGCCGCAGCAATAGTATTTGGATAAAGGATAAATAAATGGCCGTAGTAAATCTAATCAACGTAGCAACTATCACACCCGTGATGGCGGCTGGCGCAGTAACAACAAGTAGAGCATCTATCGTTGATGTTGCTGCTGATAAAGTTGCTAAAATAAACTCACTAATTATTGCTAATATTGATGGCTCTAATGCCGCTGATATTACAGTGGAAGTAAGTATAGACAATGGTTCAAACTATGTTGCCATAGCTAAAACTATATCTGTACCTGCTGATGCAACCTTAGTTGTCGTAGGTAAAGACAATGGGTTTTACTTGGATGAGACAGACATTCTTGCAGTGACAGCTTCTGCAGCCAGCGACCTAACATACTTGGTTAGCTACGAATTAATGACAGACTAAGGATTAATTAATGTCTAATGGCAAAGGCGGCTTTATAGGACAGGACGGGCTGAACGCCCCTGACGAACCGACAGATGTTACAGTTACGGCTGATAATGAATCAGTTAATGTATCATTTACTGCTCCTACTGATGCAGGTACGTCTGCTATCACAGGCTTTAGGGCGCAAGTAGATGGCATAGGTACGTCTGGTACAAGCTCACCTCTTGTAGTTACTGGCCTTACTAACGGAACATCTTACACTGCTAACGTTTGGGCTATTAATGCTTTTGGTACATCTGCCCCCAGTGATGCTAGTGCTAGTTTTACTCCAAGTTTGGATAGAATATTACTTATGGGTGGAAGGCAAACAAATAGCTTTACAAATGTTAACATTATTGAATATATAGTTCCTTCTACAACTGGTAATCCAACAGATTTTGGTGATTTATTAAGCACTGTATACGATGCACACGATGGAGCCGCAGGTTCAAAAACAAGAACATTACTTATTAGTGGCTATAATTCAGCAGGTAGCATTATTAATGTTATTCAATACGTAAATCCTGCTTCTACTGGAAATGCCACAGATTTTGGTGATACAAACTTGTCATCATCATATGGCTCTGGTGCTACATCTAATGATACAAGGGCTATCTTTGGTGAATCAGCTACTGTACGTATAAGCTACGTTACTATTGCATCTACAGGCAATGCTGCAAACTTTGGCAATTCTTCAGAAGAAATGGAAGGAAGTTCTGCCTTTGCGTCCTCTACAAGAGGTGTCTTTGTTATAGGAAAAGGTGCCACTAATAATCCATCAAATATATTAGAATATGTTACGATAGGCACTACAGGAAATACTACGGACTTTGGTAATTTAACACAGTCAAGAATTAATCAAACAACAGGGAGTAGTGGAACTAGGGGTATAATTGCAGGAGGTTCGGGCGGAGGTAATTTTTACAATATTATGGATTATGTAACTACAGCATCCACTGGAAATGCTTCGGACTTTGGTGATTTAAGTGTGGCTAGGCAGTCTATTGCAGGAGCAGGAGGTACAACTAGATCAGTGTTTTTTGGTGGTAGGACAAACTCAGATCCATACTTTATAAATAACATAGAATATGTAACTACAGCTACTGCAGGTAATAGTGTAGATTTTGGAGATATATCGGTTATTAGAGGGCAATCAACTTGTGGCTCTGCAGATCATGGAGGACTTCAATAATGCCCAATTATCAAGGTGTATGGAGCCTCTCAACACAATATCAGTACAATACAGATTGGCAAGCAGATAATGTAAGTCCAGCAAGAGTAGCAGCAACAATAGCAGCCAGAGGTTTGTTTCATTTAGGTGAAACAGCAAACGGTAATGTAAACATAATAGAGCAACTTAATACAGTTTCTGCAGGTAACTCTACAGACTTTGGAGATAGAACGGTGGCTGCAACTGCTGCTGGTGCTTTGGCTTCTGCTACAAGAGGTGTGTTTGCTGGTGGTGCATCTAATACTAATGTAGTAGATTTTGTTACAATAGCCTCTGCAGGTAATGCCATAGACTTTGGTAATTTAGCTGCTGCAGCACAAGGCACGTCAGGTCTATCCTCTGCAACTAGAGGTGTATTTGGTGGGGGTTATACAAATGATGAAATTAATACAATTCAATACATAACTATTGCTAACACTGGTAATACTACAGATTTTGGGGACTTAACTCAAGCAAGGTATATACTGAGTTCTTGTGGATCACCTACTAGAGGAATATTCTCAGGGGGATTAGCATAATGGCTAGAGTTAATACTACGGATTATATAACTATTGCATCTACAGGTGATGCTTCAGACTTTGGGGATTTAACAACACAAACGCAAGGGTGTGCAGGAGCATCTTCTTCTACTAGAGCTTTAATTGGCGGTGGTGCGACAAATGTTGAATCAGTTACAATAGAATATTTTACTATATCTTCTACAGGAAACGGTACTGACTTTGGTGATTTGACTGCAGGAAGACAAGCTATAGCAGCTTGTTCAACCTCATTAAAGGGCATATTTGCAGGGGGTACTGGTAGTAGATCAAATATAATAGATTTTGTTACTATAGCTACTACAGGTGATGCTACAGACTTTGGAGATTTAACTATTGCTTCTGCCTATGGGTCAGGTTGCTGTGGATCACACGGAGGTATAGCATAATGTCGTACAAACAAATGACAGGCAACACGGCTTCATTCGGTGATCTGACAAATAATAATGCTTCTACTGCTAACGATTTTTCGTTGTCTAACTCCCACGGAGGACTATCCTAATGCCTAAAAGATTTCTTGGCAACATAATGACAGATACTCCGACAGCACCTGCTGGCAAGTTAATTAGTAGTGCAGCATCTGGCGTGTGGTCACTTGATGAAGCACTGAGCTACACCAAGGTTGGGCTGTGGCCTAATGCAGCTAACCTTGTCCCAAGAGCCTTGTTTGCTGGTGGTAGGGAGACAGCTGGAAACTTCCCGAAAAATCAAAATGTAATAGAGTATGTTACAATAACTACCACTGGAAACGCTAATGATTTTGGTGATTTAGCATCTCTCACTCAAGATCATGGGGCGTTTTCCTCAAGCATCAGAGCTGTTTTCTTTGGCGGAAAATCCCTTGCTAGTGGCACAGGCCAAGGCAGTTTAACCAATGTTATACAGTATGTAACAATATCTTCTACAGGAGATGCTGCAGATTTCGGAGATTTAACAGGAGTTATCAAAACCCCCGCAGGTGTGTCATCAAACACCAGAGGCGTTAGGGTTGGAGGACATGATCCTAATATTGGTCCTATAAATGTTGTGGATTATGTGGCTATTGCTACCACAGGAAATGCTACAGACTTTGGTGATTGGGGTAGTGATATTTACGACGCCTATAGTTGCAACTCCAGCACTAGAGGTATAGTTTCTGGTGGCGCCGGCGGCTCAGCGCTGCTTGATGCAATTCAATACATAACCATAGCTTCTGCTGGAAATTCTACAGATTTTGGTGATTTAGGTAGTGCTATTTACAACGCCAGCACTGGTATTGTTTCTTCCGCAACTAGAGGTATTGTAGCTCTGGGTGGGCGAGAGGCTAATAGCAACTATGTCAATACGATTGAATATGTAACTATAGCTACAACTGGAAATTCTACAGATTTTGGTGACCTAACAGTAAATGTTAGAGAAGGTGCTTCAGCTTCTTCAACTGTGAGAGGATTACAAGCAGGAGGAGTAGATAGCGGCACTAATGCAGTAAATAGTATTCAATATATTACAATAGCTTCTGTAGGAGATAGTACAGATTTTGGAGACCTAACCTTGGCTAGATATCGTTTTGCGGGTGCTTCTAGCTCTCACGGCGGCATAGCAGCCTAATAATAACAATGGAGAAAACCATGAAAGATACGATACAAGAAACGGCACTAGCCACAGTAGACCTTAACATTCAGCTTCCATCTGCGAAGCCTGAGTACAAGTCTATGCTGGCTAACATTGCTGAGAAGGCCCCTGCAATTGCACAGGCGTCTAGCAACTTCTACAAGTCTCACTCGCAGATGATGAGTGTCACACTAGACGTAACTGCAATCACGCCTATTCGTTCTGTGAAGCATTCACTGGCTGAGATTGAAAAGACTAAAGCTGCTCTGCAAGAGGGCTACTTCAGTATGAAGAAGAAAGAAGTAAAGCTGAAAAAGCTAGAACGTAAGCTGGCTGCAGAGACAGATGATCTTGAGCAAGAGTTGCTAGAGATAAAGATCAACGAGATGCAGGCACAAGCTGCTAGTGGTCGTGGATATGTAGAGGCTGCTGTTCGTAAGCTTAACTTCTTCACCAACCAGTACGACAGCTTAATGAAGAAGCTTGGTAAGGATGAGCTTACAGAAGCTGACTACGAGTTAGAAGAAGTTAAGTATCACATTATGACTTGCATGAAGCAGGCTCTTAATAGTGCTAGACCACGCAATGGTGTAATTGATGAAGGTAACATGATATACTTGTTTGACCTTGGCATCAATGCAGCACAGGCACAGCTAGAAGTCATGTCGTACCTTAACTGGGAAAACGAATTAGTTAAAGAAGGTAAAGCCCCAGAGCATCACCACACGGTGCAATGGCTAGAAGCTTGTGCAGACAAGTGGGCGCATTGCCCTAGTGATTTTGCAGAGAGCCGTGGCTTTGTAATATATGACGAAACATCACTGACAAACACACCGCTGCTAGAGGATAATAAAGATGCCACATAAAGTTGTAAAATACCGCCTAACATCAGAAGGTACTATCCCTACATGGCTGACCTTTGGGGTTCCACAAGGCACAGGCGGGATGTATGCCGTTGCTGACCCTAATACAGCAAGCCCACAGGATTGGATTATGCTGGGTATATCTGACGATGGCGCAGACATATCAGATGCTATTGCTGAGATTACTAGCAAGGATGATCTGACTACTTACCTGACCAGTATAAGTGTTGTGGATGGTGTACAAACATGGACAGCAGGCGAGGATGAAGATGGTAATGATATAGCCTTTGTTCCTGCTACTGCTGCTACAACTATCTGGGATGACTTAGACGCCCTTAATGCTTAACGAAACTTTAATTGACTTGACACCTAAATAAAATGAGTTAAGCTATGAGCCAAGTAACCATCTCACATGATGAATTAGAAGCAATGCTGGATCGTGCAGCTAGACGTGGAGCTAAGGAAGCTCTGCGTTCTATTGGCCTACTAGATGGTGATGCACACAGAGACATTACAGAGATGAGAAGTTTAATAGAAGCATGGCGTGATACACGTAGAGCCTTTTGGACAACAACAATAAAAGTATCTACAGTAGCAGTACTGACATTCATTGCTGGTGCTGTATGGATGACGGTAAACAAGTAAGGTAAAAAAGATATGGCTAAGCAGTTTGGTGGTTTCACACCTGAACAACTAGGTAAGATTGACCCAGCTATGGCAGGAATGCAGGCTGATGAACAAGTGAAGTACATGGCAGCTAATCCTGGTGTATCCTCTAGGGTAGGCAACATGGCTCAACAAGCTAAGAAGCGTATCTCTATGGCTAATGGAGGGGTAGTACGTGCTGCTGAAGGTGTTCTCCAAACATCTGGTAGCGGGAGGACTGGAGTACCTGATTGGGTGTCACCACCACCTGAAGGGTCTACTAATACTCAAGCTCTTGTTGAACTTACAAACCCTACTACAGGGGAAAAGTATATGGCCCCAAGCGGAGGTTATACCTTAAACCCAAAGTTTACTAAAGGTGGCGGTGATCTTGTAGGAGGACCAGCATTACCAAAGCCTATTATAGATGACCCTGTAACTACACCTCTTTACTCTGGTCCTATGACAGCAGAAGTATCAAAGAACATTCTTAAGATGTCTACTGGTCAGATTGACGCAGACCTACAGTATGACTTTAATGGTGACGGTAAGGTTACTTCTCAGGATTCCTTAGCTGCTGCAAAGCAAGGTGTTGCCCAAGGTACAATAACAACAGGTCCAGATGCCGTTGGTGGCTTTGCAGATATACAATATGACCCTACTACTGGATTACCTCCTGCCCCAGAATTGACAGACGAAAGTATTAACTCTGCTGTTGATACTGCATTTGAAAACCCTAACTGGAATGAGGGTACTACAGGGGTAAACGCTAATATTGGAGATGATCAAGCGTGGGCTAAGACTAGCGTAACTAATAATGCAGCTAATGCAGTTATCATGGCAGATCCTACAGACTACAAACTAGTAAAGGTAGGCAGTTACTGGGAAGTACAATACTCTGATGGCACTTCCATTAATACGGGCCACAGAGACGCTAACATGGCTCTTGGACGTGCTAATGCTTTAGCAGCTTCATTTAAGGTTGCTGCTCCTTTAGTAGAAACTTATGCAGCAGAAGAAGCACAGTACCAGACTAACCTAAAACAATATCAAACTTATTATGGTGTAGAAGCAGAAAGAAATACTGCTGATCCTAGTAAATCTTTAGAAGAGCAAACACAAGCTCTGGGTGCTGCACAAAACCTATTACAGACGTACACAAAACAATTAGCTAGTATGAAAGAGGATGACCCTCAAAGGGCTACTATACTAGGTTTTATTAAGGAGCAGGAACTTAAAATAGAGCAAGCAACAGCTGGTGTAAAACAGGCGCAAAGCCTTGCCACTGATGCTGCTAGGGCGGCTAGAAATGCACGAGTTGAAGCCTTTGCTAAAGATCCTACTGGAAGTGTTACTGATGCTGCAGTAGTAGACCGCATAGCCGCTGAAGACGTTGCTAAGGGTGAGATTGCTGCACTTACTGGAGATGCAGGAGAAGTAACTGATGTAATTGGTGGTGAAGTTATAGCAGAGGCTGACGTAGCAGACCCTACAGCAGTAGCTGCTAATACGTATACAGGTGAGTCAGTATTAGCAGACACTAAGAAAGAACTACTGGATGTAAAAGAAGCTGATTCGGATGGCCCAAGCCAAACAGTAGTTGGGCAAACTGGTGATATTAGCACTACATCTATAGCTGATGAGGCTATGCAAGTTGACACACTAAAAATCCTTAAAGTAAAAGAAACTACTGATCTTCTTGTAGCCACAAACCAACTAGCAGAGTTTAAGGGTAAAGATTATGCTAAAGTTGTAGCTGACGTTGCTGTATCAGACACCCTTACTGAAGCTAAAGCACAGATAGAGACTGTAAAACTAAATGAGTTACCTACAGCACAAGTCATTGCAGAAGAAAACATGGCTGCAGCTAAAGCTATGCAGGATGAAGGTCTAACCTCAGATGCCATAGCCGTTGCTGCTAAACTTTCAAACTTTGCTGTAACTGACGGTACACTTGCCCTAGCTATGGAAGGCAGCGTACAAGCTTTAGATACTGTAGAAGGTCAACTCAGTAAGCTTATGAAGTCTTTTGATGATGGTACACCTTCTTGGGCTTCTGGAGCTATACGCGCCGCTAATGCAGCTATGGCTGGTCGTGGACTAGGTGCATCTTCTATGGCATCTGCAGCTATATTAACTGCTGCTATGGAGAGTGCATTACCTATAGCACAACAAGATGCTCAAGTCTTTAACAACATGAACCTAACTAACCTAAGCAATAGGCAGCAGGTTTCACTTAGTAATGCTGCAGCACAACAAGGTTTATCTTTAGCTAATCTTTCTAATCAACAACAAGCAAACCTGCAGAAAAGTGCTAATGCTTTTTCACTTCAAACACAGAACCTTTCTAATAGGCAGACTGTAGAGTTATCTAATGCACAGATACGTGCTACTTTACAAGGTAAAAACCTTGATAATCAACAGCAGTCCAACATTATTACTTCTGCAAGGTATGCTGAAGCAGCTAACATTAACCTTAGTAATAAGCAGCAAGCTTCCATGCAAGATAGTATGGGTGAATTGCAAACTAACTTGGCTAACCTGTCATCTAAGTCTCAGTCTTACATTACAAGTGCTAACCTTGAGGCTAACCTCCAAGGGCAGGTGCTTACTAATGATCAACAAGTAGCTGTCCTTAAGGCTGCAAGGTACTCTGAGTCAGCCAACATGACCTTCTCTGCAGATCAACAAAGAGTACTACACAACTCTTCCTTGATGCAGTCAATAGGTCTTGCTGAACTAAACGCACAACAAGCTGCTGTCCTACAGAATGCTGCTAACTCCGCTAGTATGGACATGGCTGACCTGTCTAACTTGCAACAGGCTCAGGTAGAGAATGCTAAAAACTTCTTGAATATAGACCTAGCTAATCTCTCTAATGAACAGCAGACTATTATCTTTAAGGCTCAGGCAACACAACAAGCATTGCTGTCTGATCAAGCTTCTTTAAACTCATCTAAGCAGTTTAACGCAGCTAGTCAAAACCAAAAAGATCAATTTGATGAAAACTTAAAAACTCAGGTATCCCAGTTTAACGTAGAGCAAGGTAACGCAATGGAGCGTTTCACTGTTGAGCAAGGGAATGCCATAAGCACCTTTAACAAGTCACAAGAAAATGCTCGTGCTGAGTTCAATGCTAGTCAGGCTCTTGTAATTGAGCAGTCTAACGCAGTATGGAACCAAAGCATTGTAACTGCAGAGAATGCTGCTGCTGTAGCTGCTGCTGCTGCAAGTGCTCAAGCTGCTAATGAGTTCTCAGCCGCTGCTGCTGCTGCTGATGCACAAGCACAACGAGATCAAGTAAGCTTCTCTTTTCAGACTGCTAACAACAACGCAGATAGAGTTACATCACTAGCGGTGGCACAACTGGCAAAGGATGGGGACAATTCAGCTGCAGCCGCAACTAAGAATGCTGCATTTGCTAGTGCTATTGGTGCAGTTGCTGGTAAGATTTTACCAGGCATTATTAAAAAGTTTTGACCGATATGATAATAGGGAAATAATAAAATGGCAGACACTAGCACTTCTGGTTGGTTTAACTTACTAGATCTAGACGAAAATAAAAGTATAGTAGCTCCTACTACTGTTCAAGGTAGTCGCTACAGCACAAACTCTCAAGGGCTTATGTCTAGTGATGTACGCAAAATGCAAGCTACTAAAGCTGACAGCGCTCCTACAGATATTTTAACAACTATAGTTAATAAGATTATAAATGGCTTTAGTGGAGACATAGAGGATCTAACGGATAGACCTGTGGCTGGCAGAGATGTAGCAAATGATGTATATAAAGAGTATGACAAGTTAGTAGGTGTAGACTCTAACATACTCTCAGATGCTGGTAAGTTATTCATGGATGCCACAGACCCACCAGCACCAGCACCTGCGTCAGAAGATCCTGATCGTAAGTTCTATCAATCAGGTATACCTATAGAAGACCGTGTATTTGAGGCTGCTGATGAACCAGACCTTTCTGACTTACAGATCATGGACCCTGAAGGTATAGAGGATATGCCGCCTTTACCAAAAGCTGCCACTGATGATGGAGGTCTTATGAGTAAGCCTCTTACAGATGATGACATGGGGCTTCCTGAAGACAGGTCTACTACAGAGAAAGACATGGCCTTTAATACAGCCTTTGTTACTAAAATGGCTAAATCAGAAGGCGAAGTAGACCATATAGACAGTTTAGGTATACCAACACTAGGCTATGGTATTCTACCTGCAACAGCACGTAAGTACGGCTTTGACCCTGATAGTGCGGAGTACTCAGATAGAAAGGTATTAGCAGAGGCTGTTTATGATTCTATGTACAAAGAAGCTAAAACATCTTACTCTGATGTATTTACTAATCTTAACGAATCTCAAAAGATAGGTGTCTTATCTCTATACATTAATCTAGGGGAGTTACCTGACGGGGTAGTGACTGCCTTATCTAGTACTACGCCTGACTTTGATGCAGCAAGAGACTCTTTATCCACTGTTGTTTTAGGCTCTCCACGAGATGCTGCTGGCAATAGAAAAAAAGATAGTAACAAAAATACTATATACACCTCTAATAAAGGGTTATCTAAACGTAGGGCGGGTGAATACAACATACTTATGGAAGGTCAATCTGCGTTTATACCTGTAAAAACAGTTTCTGTGGAAGGTACTAAACAAACCCCTGTGTTTGTCTGGAAAGACAAGGATGGTAAGGAAATCCGTAGATACACACCTACTGTTACAGGCCAAGGAAAAGTATACCACGGATTAGATGATAGTAGCACTATGACAGACGTTAGCGTTTAACACATGTTTGGTCTTCCCCTAGAACTTATCACTATGCTCTTCTCCACCATACTAGGCGCAGTCATGTCTATCTGGGGGCAGAACACTAAGAACAAAGCTAAGCAGCAAGAGATGATGATTAGTGGTATGCAGCAAGCCAGAGAGCATGGCAAGTCTGACGTACACTTTGCTTGGACACGTAGGATCATTGCACTATCTTCAGTATTTGCTATTATAGTCTTGCCAAAGATGGTTGCTGTATGGTATCCTGAAGTAAGCGTTATCGTAGGCTACACTGAAGTACATGGTGGCTTATTTAACTGGCTCTTTGGTGGTGACGGTACAGTACAATGGCAAGCAGCACGAGGCTTCGTAATAACACCACTAGACACACATATAGTTTCAGCAATAGTCGGGCTTTACTTCGGCGCTGGCTTCACTAAATAAGGTATACATAAAATGGCAACTGCAGAAAGTTTCTTAGACGGTCCAATCCCAGGCCAATCTCTTACAGACACACCTGGCAACTGGCCTTGGGAAAAGCCACCACAGCTACATGAGTTAGAGGACGTAGCTAAGTACTACCTAGAAAAGCTAGGAGACCCAGAGGTTCTAGATGATCTTTCTGTGTTGTTTGATAACGGCGTACCACTATCTCCTTTCGTTAAGACAGTTGTGTCTGCAGGGTTTATGAATGGCATTCACACCGTAGATGCAGGTACTCTTGTTGGTCCAGTAATACACGCTTTCCTTAAAGTCGCTATGACTGACTACGGCATAGATGTGCGTGACGATACATTCACTGCTAAAGAAGTAGCTACTGAGAGAGAAAAGAGCCGCCTTAAAATGGCTATTGACTTAGCTATGAAGAACAGCAAAGAGTCTGATGAGGATGATCCAGGCATAGCTCTACTACAAGAATTACAGAACTCTGGAGCTAGTGAAGAACAAGCTGTTGAGCAAGAGCCAGAGCCTGAGACAGAAGAAGTAATAGAACAAGAACCACAAGGCGCTGGTCTTATGTCTAAGGAGGAGCAGCTATGAGTTTTGATGTACAAGCATTCCTAACAGGTTTTGCAGGAAGTGTTGCAGAGGACATTGATCGCAAAGGCAAAGAAGCTCGTGAGTATGGAATAGAAGAGAAGCGTAGGGCAGAAGGTAATAAGGCTACCATCAGTCAGCGCAGAGCACGGGTACAACAGGTGATGGGGTACACTAAGCTGTTGGAAGATCAAGGTGCATCTAGTTCTCAGATACAAGCTGTACTATCTTCTGGTCCTGAGCAGATACAAGTACTAGCTAACAAGGTACAGAAAGCTGTAGCAGCTAATAATGGTCAGAAGCTAGGTACATCAGACATCACTGCTATGATTAGTATGCCTGAAAGTTTCTCACCACTTGACATGGATCTAGATCAGTTTGTACAGCGTACTTATGGTGTATATGATGACCTTAATGCAACACAATCTGCAGCAGAAGATGTAAGTATATGGGATATATTTACTGGCGATGCAGCTATGAAGAATGTAAACGCTAAGCTTAATACTACACCTATGTATGGGAGCCTTACAGCCCAAGACATTAATGAGATGGCAGCACAGAAAGACTATGAAGCTCTAGTGCCTTCTACTTTTGCTATGGTATCAGACTTTAAGGTATTTAATGGTGAGGCAATGCGTAGAGCCAATAACAACCTAGCAGACCTAAGAGCAGACCTAAACAGGAATGGCGAATACGAAACCGCTATGGATACTATAAATGAACTTGGAAGAGTACGTGAGGGTAATCCAGAGCTTGAAGAACAGTATCAAGCTGCTGTAATCGTTAAAGAGAAACTAGAGAAGCAATACTTTTCTCCTCACTTTATAAGTTTAGAGCAGGACTATGGACCACAACTCTTATCTGGACCCCTTAATATACTTGCTCAAATGGGTCAGTATATGGGTGCTGACTATGTTAATGATTTACAGGAGGGCTATGGAGTAGGGTCAACTGATAGCTTGGAAGCTACTAGCGAAAAGGCAGCAGAAATAAAGATAGAAGAAAAGATAGAACCTGTAGTTGGTGAGCCTGCTAAAAAAGTTGTGTACTCAAATACAGCTTTTGGAAAAATAGTAGTAATGGAGGATGCAGAGGGACTTGTACTTGGGGCTAATATATTTAATAAGGATGGGACTCCTACTGAAGATACATTGGATGCAAAAACTGCAAAAGGAGCCATAGCTAAATTCTTTTCAAATGATGCAGGAAGCCAGCCAAAGGCTCCTCAAAACTTATCTACTTTTAGCCTAGAGGACATGCCATCAATAGACTCTACTTCTATTACTAAAGAAGTATGGGATGACATGTCTAGGCCACAGCGTGAGGCTGCAGGGCTACCTGTAAGTAGTTTTATGAGTGAGTTTGCCTCTACAGAAGATCTTGCAGCAGTAGACCTTAAGCGGAATGCTGACCCAAGTAGTAACTACTTAGTAGTACTTCCAGGCATGAACTTGAATAGACCTTACATGGTTTCGGGTTCTGATCTAGCTTACATACCTGATGCTGCAATTACAAGGTCCACCAATAGAGCAGTAATAAGTGAGATGACTGAAGAAGACGCTGCAGAACTTTCAGAAGACTCTCGTGCCTTTAAAACTATGCCTGGTAGTCGTTTAAGCAAGATGTATGGCACAGAAGGTAATACAGTTACGCTACCCAAGGAGCTTACTGACGAAGAGAAAGCGGCTCAAGAGGCAGAAAAAGCTAAAGAAGAGCAAGCAGAGCAAGACGAAAAAGCTTTATCTAATAAAGAAAAATCGTCTAGTATCCCAATAAAAGATTCAGTTAGGAAAAAAGCAGCCCGTATGCTAGACGTACCTGTATCTACACTAGTAGAGATGCAAGATAAGGGTGAGTTGACTGAGATGGGACTAGCTTTGTTGGTAGACTCAGGCAATGACATGGTAGACTTCCTAGTAGAAAAGGGTGTATCTGATACATTTGAGGTATTCAGTCTGTTGAGCGAATGGGCAGACAAGAATAAAAAGATACTACCTATGAATAAAGCTTTCCTATTAACAACTGTAGGTAAAAAAGCTATGCGGGAAGTGAGTAATCAATAATGGCTAATATTAACTTAGAAGACTTTCAGAGTAAGTACGGAGTAAAGGGTGCTTCTACTAGTATGTCTACTCAAACTGATAGAATGCTTATTGATGAAGAGGAAGATGAGGAAGTATCACAGCCTAGAACATTGAGCTTAGACCAGTTTAAAGATAAGTATGGTCCCAATAACATCCAAGGTAAAGATGTTTCTGTAGACATGGGTACTAAGCTACGCAAGGATGACCTTAAGGCAGGTACAAACCTAGCAAAGATTAGACAGTATATGGTTTCCCGTAAGGGAGTGCAGTACAATGAAAAAGATGGAGACTCTGTTGTAGAGGATTTCGTTGATCACATGCGTAGGTTTAACACTAACTTGGTGTCTACCTCTGGTGAGGTACGGCACATAACCCAAGCTGATGAAGCCACTAAAGTCTTAGCTAAAGATGCATATGAGTTGTACGACAAGTTAGGTAATGTCTTTGTAAATGATGGCTTCTTTGGGGCTGTTGATGGCATTAAAGACTACATATTTGCTGCTGCTACAGATCCTACTAACTATGTAGGTGCGCTTACTGGTGGCATAAGTAAAGGTGTATCTCTTGGTGTTGGACAAGGAGCTAAACAGTTAGTGAAGAGGGCTGCGATAGAGGCTGGTAGAAATGCTATGAAGAATGGCGCTACTGCTCAAGCTGCAGAACAAGTAGGTAAGAAGGCAGCGGAAGGTGTCGCTAGGCGTCTAGTTGAAAAGGGCGTTAAAGGCCCTGCTGCTAAAGCATTGCGTGTACGAATAGCTGAGAGAGAAAAGCAAAACTTCCTACGACTAGCTAGAGGTAGGGGTAGAAAAGAATACCTTGATGGCCTTTCTAAGGATGCAATTAAGAAGTCCTTGTATGCTACTACAGCAATAGACGCTACACTATCTATGGTCAATGACTATCAGATACAAAGTGTTATGCTAGACGTAGGCGCTCAAGAAGAGTACAGCTTTTTCCAGACAGGGTTTAGCTCATTGCTAGGTGCTGTAGGTGGGGGTGCTCAACTTGTAGGTGGTAAGTTTAAGGGTGCTAGTGGCTTAGGTGATACAAAGGCGCAGCTTAAAGAAGCTGGTATGAAGGCTGATATAGAGTCTGATATACAGTCAGCAATGCTGATAGCATTACCTGAAAAAGAAATAAGTAGAGTAACTACACACCTTAATAAAACTATTGATGAGTGGGAAAAGAAAGTAAAACGTGGTAACAGTTTGTTTGAGACTAGCACGTTACCTGCAGAGCTATTGTACGAAATTATGCTTGGGCCTGACGGTAAGGGTGGCGTAGCTAAAGTATTCAAGGACAACGGTATGAAGCTTAACAAAAGCTTGCGTATCACAGATGTTATGACTAATGTTCTAAGGCAGATGCCACAGGATGATATACAAAGCATAGCTAAACGTATGCAGCCTCTAGCTGGCTACACTTTAGGTGACACTACTGAGATTGCACAATCCCTGGGTGACTTCATTGCTGCTAAGGTAAGCAACGGTATGAAGCTAGGCAATGTTATGTCTCAGACACGTAAGTCTATAGATGTTGGCTTGGCTCATGGAACTAAAACTATGGATAACATGGTGCGTAACCCTGCAACAAAAGAAGCACTAGAAAAGGAGTCTGAAAAAGTTAAACGCATGAAGCTGGGTGGATACACTCAGAGTGTTTGGCGTAGACTTCTTGTGTCTTCCCCTGCTACATCAGCTATCAACGTTATGGGCTTTGGTCAGTTTTACGTAGGTTCTACTATAGCAGACTTAACTAGCATGACAGGGGCCTATACGGCTGGCCTAGCTATGGGTGGTACTTTAACCAAAGCAGGACGTGAATCATTGCGTATTGGCGGTGCATACAAGTCTATGCAAGCTCAGAAAATGCGTAACTTAATGGACCCCTACACTACACACGATGCTTACATGAGTTTCTTAGATCAACATAAAGATGTAAAGAAAGTATTGTTTGAAAGTGTTACTGGTGGGGTTGAACGTAGTGGTGGTCGCTTTGGTATAGATCCCAACGCTAAGTGGTTTCAGAACGTAGAGAATGCTACTACAGCTATGAACAGGCTGACAGGTGTACGTATACAAGATACATTCACTAAGTCTCAGATGTTTATGAGTGAGATGGATAAGTACCTACGCCTTAAGAAAGGTAAGACACTTCAAGAGGTTCTGCGAGATGGTGACTTAGATAAGATTGACGATAGTGTTATAGGCAATGCCTTAGATAATACTATGAAGTCTGTTTACTCTAAGGACTACACTACAGATGATCAGCTTTTAAGCGCAGCAGCTAAGCAGATAGAAAACTTCTCTAACATACCTGTACTGGGTACTATACTTCCCTTTGGTAGGTTCTTTAACAACGTAATAGCTACAGCATATCAGTGGAGTGTTGGCGGTGGTGTTGAAGCTATGTCAGCTATAGTTAAGTCAGAGAAGCGTAATATTGAAACAGTAGAGGCTGCAGCACGTAGCTTAGTGGGTATGTCATCTATTGGCCTAGCTATGCACTATGATGAAGAGAAGCAAAAGAAAGGCTTAGCTTACAATGAGATAGATGCAGGGGGTGGTACTATTGTAGATGCTAAGAACACTTTCCCTTTCTCTGTATTCCTAGCTGCTGGGCGTATAGGTAACTTGAGTAAGCAGGGTGAGACTGTACCTAAAGAACTTCTACTGGAGATGGGTACTCAACTTGCTGTTGGTCAGTTTGCTCGTGATGCACAGTTTGGCAATGACATAAACAATGTATTAGATGTACTTGTGAATCAAGAAGACGGTGCTCGTAAAGCTTCTATGCTGTCCTTGTATAAAATGACAGGTAACTTCACTGCTGGCTTCACTCGCCCACTTGATGCTGTCAATAAACTTACTGGTTTCATTACAGACACAGACGCAGCTAAAGATGTACGTCAGGCAAAGGGTGGCGCTGTGTTCACACAGAGTGCTACTAAATACTTTGATAACATTCTGGAAGCCTTCACAGATAAGGCTGAGAGCGTTACAGGAGAAGAGTTGCGTGTTGCTACACGGGAGGGGTCTGTACAGGACGCCAATCCTTTATCTCGTATCTTTGGTGTAACGATAAAGCCAACTAGAACAGCTACAGAAATGGCGTACTCTATGTCTGAGATGCAGCCTTGGACTGCTAGTGAGAGATCTAATCTACCTGAGTATGATAAGATATTTAATACGAATATAGCACCTGTGTTAGAAGTCCAGATGCAACACCTTTTAAATAGTAAAATGTTTAAGTCTGCTGGGCTATCAGAGAAACGTATTATGCTTACTAAAACTTTATCTAAAGTAAAGACAGATGTTAGGACATCTCTTAGTAAGTATGGTACAGGGGATGAAGTTATTCTCTCTATTAGGAGAAAGGCTATGGGTTCAGGTTCAAAGAACCACAGAGACATTGCACTAAAGGCAATGAAAGAAAAGTTAAACTTCTCTGGGTCTATACAAGACATGTCCTACTCAGAGTTGCAGTACTTCATGGACTACGTAGACTACTTGAAAGATATATACGAGTAGACAAAGAAGAGGGGCCATTCGGCCCCTTTTGCTTTTATAGACCTTCTTAAATAGCTCTGTCTGACTCAAACGTGTAGAGGCTCTTTATGATAGTAGCCTTTGTATCTTCACAGACAGAGGCACTCTTACTTAGGTTCTCCTTTGCAGGTATGACCTGTAAGTTACCACTCCAGTGTGGCCCACCATCATTGAGAGGCCACATATGATCTACATGGTGCTGTACTCCTGTGGCTTCGCTGAGGATGTTACGCAGCTTGTATGTCTTTACTAAGCGTTGCTTCTCATTAGGACAGTCCCGTAGGTGTACAGGTATCTGTTTGCGCTTTAAGGCTCTGCGTTTTGCTCCAGCAGCGTCCACAGAAGCCTTGTTGTTGCTATAATGAGACTTTTGATAGTCTGCCCAGTACTCTTTGTTTTCTTCTTGCCAAGACTTACTTTTGGAGAGCATTGCATCTCTATTATCAGCATAATAGGTCTTACTGTACTCTTTTATAAGATCCTTATTATTCTCTCGCCAAGTTTTCTTAAGGGCTTTCTTTCTTGCATCTTCAGCTTCATAGGAGTCTATGAGAGATTGACGGTAGGCTAGTCTTTCTGCTTTGTTCTTAAAGGTCATCACAAACCCTCCTTCATAAACACCTTGACCCACTCTGCGCATATACCACTACGCACAATGTCATCAATACCAAACTCAACTACTGGTGCATCTAGCATGTACTTCTTAGAGAGGTGTATGATCTTAGCTAGACCAGACGTACCCTTTAAGTCAGACTGCTGTATATCACCGTTGAGTACAATAGTACTACCTTCACCAACACGGGTGAGTAGCATCTTGATCTCTGGTATCTCAATGTTCTGTGCTTCATCTACGATAATGAATGCATCATCAAAGCTACGCCCACGCATGAGCGCCAGTGTAGCTACTTCGATGTTACCCGCCTTCAGTCCTGTATCAACAGCACCACGCCCTAGATGTTTAACCAGTACGTCTAACACAGGTAGCGCCCAAGGCTGAGCTTTCTCTTCAAGTGTACCTGGTAGGAAGCCTATGTCTTTACCTACAGCTACGTGGGGCCTAGTGATAACAATCTTGTCTATCTCTTTGAGGGTGTACAAGTCTGCAGCACATGTAGCAGTAACGTAAGTCTTACCAGTACCAGCAGGACCAAGGATCAACACCTGTTTGCTACTGGCTATGGCATTAATTAGTTTGGCTTGGTTGTCAGTCTTAGGTACAATGCCAGAGGTAGGCTTAGAAGAGGCTCCCTTGTAAGTTGTCTTCCTTCGGGATCGGGTTGGCTTCTTTGGTGGCTCTAGTGTATCCGTGTTCATTTAAGTTATCCAGTATTGTTATTGCCTGTTCTACCGACAGTTTAAACCACTCTCCCTTGGAGTCAAGCGACAAAGGTAAGGCCCTTGTGTGTGCCTCTTTCTCTGACATACGCCTATCATTAGATGCAACAGAATGCTCTAATACAAAGTCACGCATAGGGCTGCTTGTTTGATATCCATTGAGCCTGTCCTCTGCATCAATAGCCATACCTATCTTAACCCACTCAGGCCATGCTTTATTAGTTATGACGTAGACGTAGCCCTCTTTGATAGAGTCTAACTTATAAGTACCAGCAAAGGCTGCGTCATTAAACGTCTTGTACCTTCCTAGTTTATATAAAGGATGGTTTCTGGATATATGTTTACCATTAACATACATCCTATTATCATTGTCTTTCTTTTGACAATTTGTACACCAGTATTTTTTTTGCCTTGCTCGTGACTCACTCCAATTAGAACCTAATTCTAAAGCGACATCACACACTGTACAACTTCTAATCAACGATCATCTCCTTTTAGTAACTCCTTTAGTTCTGTATATCCTCCAATCAATTCACCTTTAGGTCCAAATATCTGTGGTACTGTAGTCATGCTAGTCCTCTTAAGTAAGGTTAGTACCCACTTAGAGCTAGGCAAATGTACGTTATATTCTGTGTAGGGAAAGCTTTTACCCTTTAATATAGCCTTAGCAGCATCACAGAAGTTGCATTGCTCACGAGTTATGATAGTATACATCTTGTCTCCTAGAGTTATGTAAGCAGTTTATACACTTGCTTAGGTGAGGGGGCTACTCTTCTGGTGTTGAAGGCAGAACATACTCTATTACTTGTTCTACTACAGGTGTAGCTACTTCAATTGCTTTAGTGGCTGCAGGTACTACAACTTCTTCTACTACACCCATAGAGATGAAGAGTGTGACTAAGCCGATAAATAATGATTCTAACATGTTTTATTTCCTTTATGTTTATACTAGGTCTACGATTTCACAGGAGTCACCTGAACACGCTAATGTCTGGCTACCTGCAGTGTTGTCTTCACTTTCATACTCTGAAAGCTTAGACCAGTCAATAGACTTTGGCATTAATGACTTAAGCATTGTATAGTCACTCTTGCCGCAGTCTTGGTAAGGAGCTTGTTGGTACGTATGATCATTGAATGGCAGGAATGATACGCCTGACATCTCATCAAAGTACTTGTACACAAAAGCACCTACTTCAAACCACTCATCATTCTTCACATTAATAGTGACAGATGGTTTGTGTTCACACCAGTTACGCTGGTAGGCTAACCACATTTCAAGCTGCTCAATAGCAGACATGTCAGCAGTACATACTGCGCCCTCTGGAGCCTTCATCGGAAAGCTAAACACCGTTGTTTGGTCAGGCTTGAATACCTCTGGTGCATTAGGGACGCCTTGATCCTTCATGAACTGTGTTAGAGGATCTTTGTTGTCACCACGTACAGTACGAATATAATAGGGTGAGTGCCTAGCGTGAATACCGCTACTGGAATCAACCAGTTGTGATACCGTACCTGAAGGTTTATTACAGCTGATAGCAGTAGAGACAGGGATGCCAAGGCGCTCAGCCCACTCAGCATTAGTAGCAACAGCGATAGACTTAAGATGCTCAAGGGTCTTATCCAATCCTTTGTTCTTGAGTGTCATGAGTGGGTTATCCATGATACCTGTGAGTGACACGCCTAGTAGACGCTCTTCTTCTGTGTTTGTCTGCCAAAGCTTACGCAAGTAAGGCATCTTAGTGAAGGTAGCCTGAATTGTACCTAAGATGGTAGCAAGACGTACTTTCTCTGATAGAGTATCAATAGTATCAGTAGCACGTACTACTACCTCTGTTAAATTACAAAACTGGTATGGGCGTAGGATGATCTCACTGCAAGGATTAGTTCCAAAGTCATAGTTAGGATCACGTCTACCATTCTTAGCTGCTTGCTTCTTAGATGCTTCACGGTTGAAGATACCACGCTCACCAGAGCCAGACTCAACCAGAGACATCCACTCACGCATAAACGACAGGCTATCAGGCTTCTCAGTGTAGGATACAGAGTTGTTAGCCAAGGCACGTTGTGGATTGTTCTCCCACCATGAGCCTGACTTAGCTGAACGCATACGATCATCTGATAGATTACTCAATGATATCATAGCACTACGGCGTACACCACCGACTACTACTACTTCACCAATCTTACACATGATGTCGTGACACTCAATAGAAGATAACTTTCTTTCTTCTGCTTTCTTAAATGTGTTGATAGTAAAGTTAAATAGGTCTACAAGTGGTGCTGGGCCACTAGCCCTACCACCAAACGTTTTAAGCGGTGCGCCAGCTGCACGTACTTTAGATACGTCCCACGTTGGGATCTCACCACTATATAGGAGCGCAATCAATTGACGCAAAGACTTAGCCCACCCCTCCTTACTATCCCTGACAACGATGTTAGTCTCGCTCTGGAAGAGTTGAGGCACCTCTGGAAGCTTAGTGATGAACTGCCTTTCTACACTGAAGCCAACGCCAGTGCCACAGAGGAGGATAAACATAGCCTCATCGAAGGACTTAAGGTCATCTACGGGTAGGAAGCTACAGTTATACATACAGGTGTTGTCACGTTCTGCTGCTGAACCTGCTGTCATTAAGCTACGCATAGAAGGCATTACTTCTAAGCCCAGTATAGCTTGCTCTAGTTTATACTTTGTCTCTGCGTCAACTAAGTCACGGATTATATTTACTGAGTATCGTGTTACTGTATCATCCCATGACTCCCGACCTTCACCGTCATAGTACTTAGCATACCGTGACTTGTGAATAAATGATTGGTAGTCTGTTGGTAGGTGGTTGTTCATTTCTCTAAGACCTCTATATTCTCTATAATTAAGCCATCTACATCGTATAGCAAGGCTCTTATAACATCTGCAACTGCATCTTCATTTAACCCGTCAATAGGTAGAAAGTTTTCCTCTGGATCAACCTTAACCAATACGTTAACATGAAACTTCATAATATTACCTTCTATCTCCACTGCCCTTGATAACACCTCGTTTAGCACGATCCTTTAGTTTAGACATGTTGATCTCCATTATCTGTTGCAGATTACTGTCAAAGTAATTAGATATTGAAGTAGTGTAGAACAAAATATCTCCGCACTCGTAAAGGATGTCTCCTATGTTGAAAGTGTCATCTCTTAGCATACGCTTCATCTTACCGTGTAGCTCACCTACTTCTTCACAAAGACCTAGCAGGTTTTCCATTAACCTATCTTCTGGTTTTGTTACTATCATACTCTCTACAAACTCTGAGTACTCTAGGGGGCTTACTGGCTCAGCGGTGAAACCATCTATGTCATCCTGTGTAATCATTTGTGTACCTCGCTCATAGTTTCTAGCATTTTATTTAAGTAGTACTGTGCCTTCTGCATATCTTCCACGGGCTTGTTCTTATACCTGTACCTGTGTTGATACTTAATCATATTACCTTGACAGTACGCTATGAAACCCTGATTACCTAGTACCTGCTTGATGTAATCAATGCACTCTACGCCACCACCAAGATTGTAGTGCGCTGGTCTATTTACAGGATCATAGGTAGTGTTCTCTTCTAAGTCATCCATACTAGCAGTCCCCTTTTGTCTTAGTCCACTTGTCTATTGTGTAGACGTTACCCACTTTAGTTACACTCTCTTTGTTATCATGTACTCCACCAACTATGTCAAGGCCCAAAAGCTCATTTCTTCTCATCTCTACAATGTCATAGATTTCAGGGTGGTCATCTGATACAGAAAGAAAAGCTGTCATCATAGTTAATACTTCTACCATGTGCCCCGTAACTTCTAAAGGTACATCACCATCTGAGTTCATGACCATGTTAGTTTTTATCTCACCATCCCAGCCATCTGCTGCATCCCAATCAATAGCTTGGATAATTAAAGCAACCTCACCTGGAGCTATGATTAGTGCTTCTTTGCCTTTCTTAGGTCTGTCACCCATTAACTTTTCCTCTTTACTTTAAGGGGTATTCTATCTGCTAGGATAGGCTTACCTCTTTCCTTAAGCCACTCTTTAGGGATAACTCTATGAGACCATAGTATGTTATTTTTGTCACACCACTCAAAGTATCTAGACTTAGCACCCTTGTACAGCTTACCCTTAGCATTGCTGAACACGAATCGTATGTCTAGCTCTGGGTGTTGCTTCTGTATCTCTAGGTGTTTTCGTCTGTCATCACTATCAAAGATACCCTTTGACTCTATTATGATGCCGTTGTCTAGTACAAAGTCAGGCGTATAGGTTCTATATCTTAAGTCTTCCCACTCAATCTTTAGAGCCTCGTACCTAACTTTCTTCTGGTTCTCTTTGAGTACCGCAGCAATATCTTTCTCTAAACCGCTGCGGTATCTTCCTTTATTGTGGAACTTCAATGTGTACGTAGTCTACCATTGGTGGCTCCTTAGCCTTAGACATTACAGAGGGAAGAGTCTGTAACTGAGGCCAACAACGTTGTTTGTAATCACAGAAGCCACAGGCCCTACTAAGCTTTATGTTGCCTGTAGGCTTCTTATAGAAGGTCTCAGGCTCTGCCTCAAAGCAACGCTTGAAAGGTTTGTCTTCGTCAATGTAAGCTACTGTAGCCTTCATCTCATCTAAGACTTTCTCTTTGTCTACGTTAGCTGCAGAGACATACTTGAAGTCACCTGTACCTTTATTGATTGCCCACCAGCCCCCTACAGGAGCGCCTTCTGCTTCTGCATAGCCTACAAGCTGTGGGATGTAACCAAACCCATCACCAGAGTTGAGTGCTTCAAAGCTGGCAAACTTGTTAGTGTAGGACCAAGGAGAGGTAGACTTAACGTCATCTACCTTACCGTCTAGCTTCATGTCGTACTCGCCATTGATCTTACGCCCATCTAAGTCAAGCGTAACCTTTGCATTGTCCTCAAAGTCAACGTCAGCACCACGTAGTAAGCCTTTAAACACAGCCTCTACAATGTCACCAATCATCATCATCATTAAAAAGCGTGGCGGGAATGCTGTCTTGTACTCAGGCTCATTCTTATCAAACCAAAGCTGACAAGTAGGACGCCCAATGTTGGACATCCTTAACCTAAATGCATCCCGTGGACCTCCGTTGAACTGCTTATTCATTGCATCTCCAACATCAGACATAACCTTATCAATTATGCTTTGATCCATTCCTTTTTTACCAGCAAGAACAGAGTTCATGTAGCTGTGAAGGGATAGCTCTGCAGGATGCTCCATTACTCAAACTCCTCCACGTCAACAATAGAAGCAATGATTTCCTTTTCATAATCATCTACGTCCTGACGATTGTTCTCATCCCACTTAGCTAGGATGCCACTATTAGTAACTTCAACAAACTCTAAGAAGTCCTTGAGGATTTCATTGTCACCCTCTTGTACATCTACGAGATCAGGTGCGCTGAACGTGTAGGACGCATACTGGTTGCCATTAGGTAAGTCATGTATACCTGCGCCTAGAGTTACGTTGTACTGGATAGGCAGCTTGTTCTTACGTGCTGTAGTAGAGATATAGCCATTCAATGCTTTGACGCTAAGCTTGTTCTTAACGTCTGTAACGAATGGCATATTAACGTAGTCACCTGTGATACTCTTACCATCTGCATCTGTAGCATCATCAAGAGTAATAAGACCAAAGACAACCATAGTACGGCTGATAGAACGAATAAGGTTCTTTGTAGTCTCTGATGTTGCATCCCAATCTTTGATGTAACCTGGACGCCCTAAGTTAAAGCCACCCTTAGTATCCTTGAAGTCACCCTTAAGATCAGTAGCCATTACTGTCTTGTTCATGGCGTTCAACTCACTGTCAAACTGTGTCCACTGCTGGCGGATAGCGAAGATACGGATCTTAGGGTTCTCTGAATAGATGGCTGTGTCTTCATCCAAGGTCAGCTTGTAAACACCTACAGGCATTACCTCTGTCTTGATTTTCTTACCAGCTACTTCCATCAGCCCCATAGCTGCTTGGTGTACCTGTGTCAGCCGTGCTAGGGTTGACTTAGAAGATGGACTATTTGCATTAGCTACTCCCATCATTTCTGCTAGGGATTGACCTGATTCATTTGCTACTGTTAGTTGTGTACTCATAGTTTTTCTACCTTTTTATCTATACTAAGAAAGTTAGTTATACATTAAACGTCAACTGTGTCAAGCCAGTTGATGCCTATTTTTGCTTCTAATAGTAGAGGGACATTCATTGTTACACCGTATGCCTTCTCTACTAGATCGTTTAAGTCTTCATTCAAGTCGTTAATTATCTGTATTACTTGAACTTCTTCGTCTGGGTGTATGTCAATTACTGTTGAGTCATGCACTGTATTCACTAAGCAAGATTGTAACGGTTTTAATCTATCTTCTAATTCATTCAGGACTACAGGAACTACGTCACCTGTTGCAAATCCCTGCACTGGATAGTTCTTAATCATAGTGAAGAATGTAGGTGTACCGTTAGCTCTCCTAGTAATGCCAGGAAATGCATACTGCCTACCTGACACGTTAGTAATCTTCTCTAGACGTATAGCCTCGTTGCCTAGACTCTTGTGCCACTTAGCTATACCCTTGTATTTGTTGATAAACTCTTCGTAGTAAGCAGCTTCTGCTTTGCTTCTACCATATCCACTAGCCCCGAAGAGGGGAGCAAACGTGTGTTCCTTTCCTTCTTGACGGGTAGTAGGCTGACCAGCATCAGAGATAACCTTGGCAGTGTAGCTGTGTACATCAAAGCCTGTAGCAATCTCTTCCATAGCTGTCTCATCCTGTGCTAGGAAAGCTGCTGTTCTAAACTCAAGCTGAGCAAAGTCTGCCTCACAAATCAGACCGCCATCCCAACGAGATATAAACACACGCTTTACTGGAAATGTCCCTCCTCTTGGCATGTTTTGCATGTTAGGGTTTCTACCACTAAACCTACCTGTAGCTGTGATGTGTTGGGTAAGAGTGACATGGAGATAGGAGTCACCTCTGGTATAGTCTGAGATACCTTCCACAAAGGAGCTAAGGTAGGAGCTAACAGCAGATAGCCTACGTAGATCACCAAGGAAACTGACAGCGTAATCCAATCCCCTCGTTTTAGCATTTGATATGAGAACATCTAATTTATCCTTCCCTGTTCCAAAACCATTTGCACTGACCCAAGCCTTGTTAGGTGGGAAGAACCCTAGCCCTGCAAGCTTGTCTAGCTTTTTTAGTTGGTAGCCTCTAGCACTGCAATCTTTACAGTTGTTAGGCTTAGAGTAAGGCGTACCATCTTTCTTCTCCTTGAACGTCTTGCCCTTACCCTTACAAATAGGGCAGGTAAAAGCTTTGGTCTTGTATGTACGCTCTGTATTTTTAGTTACTACTTCTTTGAACTCAGCCCTATTGTTTACATAATCAAACAGGTCAACCCAAGTTTTCTTCTCATTGAGAGTGCAACTGTATACTACAGATGACATCTGCTCTGGTGAGTTGAGGTTTACTGGTGTATCCCCCATAAGCATACGTACTTGTTTCGTAAGCCTCTCTTCTATAGCTATCTTCTCTTCTTCAAACTCTTTACGTACTAATTCTAAGGCAGGTTTATCCACCCTGACTCCCGACATGTACATTCTTGTAAGGGTTTTACAGGTTCTGAAGGTAACGTTTTTGACTCGTAGTAGGGAGTCGGACTCAGGCTTGGCGTAGTCAGCTTCGATTGCGAAGAACAACTCACGAGTGACATCAAGGTCGCGGCGCAGATAAAAGCTAAGCTCATCAAGAGGTATTTCATTTGTGTTATACCCTTTCTTAAAGTACTCCTTTAAAGTATCATCTTTCTGGAAGTCTAGTTCACGGCGCTGGGCGCAACCGTCCATGCTCAGTACGTCTTTTTTTCCTCTCAGTAAAATATACTCAGCTAACATAGTGTCATATATGTCACCATCATACGTGAAGCCACACTCCCACAACCACATGAGGTCATGCTGTGCGTTGTGCATAATTAGTAGAGTAGTCTCGTCTAGGATCAACTGTATCTGCTTAGCTTGTAGTCCAGAGTTATCTTTCTTTTCTACATGGTCTAACGTAAAGATGTTTGTTTCATTAACGTTGTCTATATTCTGTGTACCTACTTGAGTAAGTGTATTGCTTGGCTCAAAGGGGTCCATGTGTAGCCTACCGTTACGTTTGGTAGTTGTGTTCTCAACGTCTAATACTAGTCTCATCCATCCATCCTCTTACGCCGTGTACTGACTACGATCTCCGTCTAGTTCGCAGTGTACGACACCATGCCATCCACCCTTAAGCTTATTCTTGGCTATGTTCAAGTGCCTTTGTTCATCTTGCTCATCTGCACCCTCAACTAACTTGTTACGAGAGATCAGGATCATTAGGTCAGCTTCACTTGCCTTGCCTGTCTTACTGCCTTCCATCATACTCTGGTCAACGTAGACCTTACCTTCTGCATCTGCAGATAGCTGAGACATCCAGATGATAGCGCAGTTGTGCTGCTTGGCAATGTTACGTGCATGGATGGCTGCATCCTTGAGGTATACGTGTGAGTCAGAGCCACCCTTAGAGGCAAACTTGTCACCCATGTCCAGTACCACGACATCAGGGGAGTAAGCCTTAACAATAGCCTCTACCCATGCCATGTCCTTGCCTGTGCTGTCCTTAACAAAGATGTTCTCTGTGACAGGCTTGTAGCGCGCAGCAGCGAGTGCATAGTTGCCCTTAACCTCTTCCATTGACATAGTGGTAGCAGCGCTAAGATACCTCGCTCCTACGCGATGTGATGGCTCCTCATTACATAACACCATGCACTTAGCACCCTGCTCAGCAAAACCACCTGGCGCAGCTATGGTAGAAGCATGGAAGCTTGTCTTACCTGTGTTAGGTCTAGCTCCTACAATAATGAGATGCCCAGCGCTTATACCTTCTACTTTCTTTCTGAGTGACGGGATGTTCCATTTCCACTGGCACTCAATAGCGTTGGCCTTAAGCAAGGTATCAATAGACATATCATCCCAATCAACCTTAAGGTTAGGCATGAAGTCATCTTGATAGTTCTGTATCAGGTTACGCAGCGGCTCTAGGCTATGATCACCACCATTGATGTACTCAAAGCCAATGTTAGCTACCTCTTCACCTACCACCTTCTGAAACATATTAGCCATTACTTCATTGGCAATACCCTGAGACATAGCCTCTTCTTTGTTGATCCTACGAAAGAGATCCTTGTATGCCTCTTTGTTAGCAGTAGTTAAGGTGTTGTTACTAAAGAACAAAGCTTCTAGCTCTGCTACACTTAGATCTTTCTCGTAGGTCTCCATAGCGTAGTCAATGGTCTTCTTTAAAAGACGTATATCCTTAGTGAATAGTTTATCTGGGCAACGAACTCCTTTGTTGTTTTCATAGAACTCTTTATTTAAGAGCGTCTTGACAAGAGCGAACTCCATCATGCGTACACCTTCCTGATCGTAACTATCTCGTGTTGCGTATAAGCTATCTCTACCTCAAGCTCTTTACGCTTAGGGGTCAGCTGTTTAGTAGTCTTTATAATTGAAATACGCTTGGCTTCTAGGTCAGATAACTGATCCTTTAGTTGTCTTAGGTTCTTACTCATCTCTTAGTTCTCCTTATCTACTGCGTAGAACATACCTTCTGATCTAGTCATTGATATAAATAGATCTCTTAATTGCTGATACGACATGTACAACATCTGGTACTCATCTAAGTCATCATCAAACTGCGTAATGTAAACTGTATCATCTTCTCCTATAATCATTTCAACATCATTAAAGGCGTCACCCTCATCTAAACTGGTGATGACAGAAGCATCACTCTCAAACTCAACTGTGAACATTGTTTGCTTTTGCTCTCTCTATGGACCTCTTACGTTCTTCCTCATCAAACTCTCTTATGTCCTGCTCATCAAACTCTGTTGCATAGTTTAATTGCTTTTGCAACTCTGTAATCTTCTCGTTAGCTATCTTTAGCTCTCGTTGTAGATTCTCTATCTCACCACACATACTCATAACTTTTACCTCTAGTCTAGCTACATCAGTCATTTGTTATTTTATCACGTTGTGCTTTCTGTATGACCTCAAACTTATCAAACAGCTGCTCAAACTTCCACTGGTACAGCTGCTGCATACCCATCAGTGTATTCATCATTTCATCTGGTGTAGGGTAACGTTCACCATCACCAATCTGTCTTAACACCGACTCAAGGTCATTGCAGACTGACCAGCAGTCCATGATGTGCGGCTCTAATTCATATAGATCAATCATTGTTTTCCTCCTCAGTTAATGCATCCCATGATACAGGAAATAGTTCAAGCATCTTACGATCAATCTGTTGTGCTACTTCACGTGTTTCTGCCTGTGTATCTTTTTTACACCGTAGGTTACACATGTCACTAAAGGCATCCAGAGAGCCGGACCAGTAAACCTCAGTCATGGTAGACTGCGGCAGCACCATACGTGCTTGCTCTGGTGCTACCCCTGCTTTCAATAGTTGAAGGTATAGGGTCAGCGTGTCTTTCTTAAAGAGTTCCAAGATAGCCTCTCCATCTTCACCCCAATTAGAGTTAAAGTCAGTGGTCTTCAAGTCAACAACACCAGATGACCCCTGCTTCTTATCTACCGCCTTGCCACGCCATACCTTTGGTTTATAAAATTTAATATTTTCAGATGTGTATCGCCTAGATATTTCGTTCCAACGTAGGAACTTATGCTTGACTAACTGTCTTGCTACAAACACTGGAAGTTGGACGTGAAAAGATGCAAAGCAATGTCCGAAGGGGCTGTAATGCTTATGCTTGGCGAGGTACTTGATTAGCTTGGCATCCTTAGCCTTCAGTGTTGGCGGACCCCAAGTATTCTCCTCCATCTCAGAAGTCTTACCAAAGCTTACCCGTGCAGCGTTAGCTACAGTTAAGTCATTGCCCATGTGCTCTATGTAAGTAGTTGTTATCATGGTAGATTAACCTCAATACACTGTAATGTTTCTGATGGATCATTTACTAAGACCCTTGCTCTACCTAGCGCACCACCACATAACGTCTTGTTATTAAATGTGTCCAAGTGATGATACCTTATACCTTCATCTGGTACAAACTGCATCCATATTAATATCCATACTACGTTCATTTCTTACATTCCTTAATCTCTACCTCTAGTTTAGCTATACGTTTTTCTAGTTCTTCTACTTTATTAGTCAGTTCATTTATGTAGTAGTTCTTATTCAACCTACAAACTCCTTAAGCTTATCAATGTCAGACTCTAATGCATACTTTATGTCATCGTCAAGACGTAAAGCACTAGTAGGTAGACCTGTCCATGACACAATCTCTCGTGTAAAGGTCAACGTCTTGGGTACAGCGTCAGGGTCTAGCGCTACGATAACCCTGCTATACTCTCCAATCTTTGCCTTATGATCTTCAGTAAGTGATGTACCAAGCAAAGCCATAGCAGTTAGGCCAGGGCATACTCTCGCAGCTGTGATTGCACTTATTACATCCTCTACTACAAGTATAGTACCGTTTGGTATACCTATGCACTTCGTAAAGTAATGACCTAGACCAGAGTACCTGTACCACTTAGGTATAGCACCATCTAAAGCTC